ATACTTGGCAACGGAAGCCTTCTCAGTTGTGTTTAGAACTTTAATTGATTGTGCTTGCGTTTCAGCACGACTATACAGGGACATGGATTCGAACTCCAGTTGATAAACTATTTTCCTAAATTTTATTTATAAAAATAGGGGGCTTGTGCCCCCAAAAGATCATTCGGCAGGTGCTTCTTCTCTTGCCGCAATTGCTTTCTTTACGACCTCTAGGAGTTGATCATCCATATCGGTCTTAGTCAGTTTAACTGCTTTCTCTAGAACAAGAATACAGATCTCAACTAGTTTTTCTCCTAGTTCTTCGTTGTCAGGTACTTTGGCAACGGCATCCTTTACGACCTTAGCCGCAAGGGGAAGTAGAAATGAGAGCATGGTAATTCAGCATAATGTGCCGAACTATTTATTTGCTCTTCATGTAATCTGATGCTGTCTGGATATAGTCAGCGGCAAGAGTGATCTTTGACTGTACCCATTCTGGCAGATTATCAGCTGGTTGTAAAAGATCATGAAGTTCTTGAGCGTTGCGGATAACACCTTTTAATTGTGTCTTCGCCATGTCTCCTTCATAATCATACTCACCCTTGTCATAGTTCTCCTTCATCTTCTTGTTCTTATGCTTCCAAGCAGTAGCATAAGCAATTGACTTTTCATCATCAGTCAACTTACCATCCTTAGCATATCCTTTCTTGATATGCTTTACCATTCTCTCATACTTAGCACCAGCGGGTGCTTTCTCTTGGAGATCTGGATGGGGAGCATAGAGTGGTCCTTGATAATTACCAGCGAATTCAACGCTTTCATTATTGACATGAGAAACCATACCTTTCTGTCCATCATTGACAGTAGGCATGACTTCTACGTTGCCACTCTTCTTCTTTTTGCCTTTGCGTTCTTTATCTTTGCAACCACAATCTTCGCGGAGTTGTTTAAATGTCTTCATTTTTTCTTCGACATAGCAATGATCTTGCTGACTTTCTTGCGGCGAGAGTGGAGGTACTTATCAGACTTGTCCACATCACCATCGTTGTCAATATCCTTATCCTTCCTATCTGCGTGATCGCCCTTGAGTTCTTTGTGATTGACGGGATCTAGTTTCTTCTCACCAAGAACTTCAGCATTCTTAGCGTAGTTGACAGCGTGCTCATGCATCTTCTCAACCACAATCTCAAGATCAGTAACAGGAACGTTTCTTAGAACTTCGCCCTGCTCACTAACAAGATCGTAGTGAGTTACAGTTCCATCCTCAAGCATAGTGTGTTGCTCAGGAATGCAAAAATATTCTTTACCTTCTTTCTTTACTTTAGCAGCACAATTGTGCTTCTTCACCATCTTACCATTCTCTTTCTCAAAGTATTCCTTGACAGTATGGTAACCAGTGTCATCACAATGCTTACATCCTTCACCCATACACTTAGGGCATTTCTCTTTGCCTTCAGTTAGTTCGTCGCCTTCATACTCAACACCCGCTTTTACGCAGTTGTCAACACGCTTGCCACCTTTCATCTTGGTGCCAGCAAGTTTGTATCCTTTCCAGCAAGCCTTACCATCAAGACCCTTTGCCTTCTCAATTACATAGGTCTCACCGTCAATCTCATACTCTTCACGCTCAAGAACTTCTACTTCCTCATTCTTAGGTGCAGACTCTTGACCAACGTATCCACCCTTCTTAGCGGTCTTCTTACGCTTAGTGGTATCTTCGATCTCAGCACCATTTGACTGAGGATCCATACCATCGAAAGGTGCTTCGCTGATGGTTGTATTCTGGAAGGTGTCTCCTCCCATCCATCTACCATAAGCTTCCATCAACCCAGACGAAAATTCATCGTTGCTGTTGACGTTATTAATTGGCTTCTGATATTTCATCGTTTAGTAGGAACGTTCTTCTCGTATTATTTATAGATCTAATATTCCTGATCCACTCGCGGAACATATCACCATCCTCAGAAATTACAATGGCATAGTTGCCACCGACCCTGTGGATATGTCCCTTGTCTCCTGTGCGAGAAGACATGACTGCATCACCTTCTTTAAAAACTTCCTGCTGTCTTTGTTGTTGACGCAGTGCTTCTTCTCGTAGTTTCTTAAAATCTTTCATGGCAGTCCCATCCCATTACGAACTTCTTTCATCAATTGCATTTTTTTCTTACTTGACAATGAATTTGGAATTCCTTTCTCAAAATCCTTTGTTCTTATATCTTTTGCAGCATCTCTCATTTTACTAGCAGACATACCAGCAGCACCTTCTGCATCTGGATCTCTAGTTCCAGCAGATACACAATGATAGGTGTGATAATAAAATTCCTTGCCGTTGTAATTTTCTAAGATTTCCTTGTATTTAGGTACTCTATCAGATCCAGCAACCCAAATAACTTCATCGTATTCTACTTGAAGTTTTTGTAAAAGTACAATGAATGTATTTACACTGGGATCGTACACAATGTTATTGGCATACTCAGGAAACATCTGCCTCATCCATTCAACCTTCCTTTCAAACTTTAATGGATCTTTTGGTTTCTTATGTGTTTGAGTAGCGTAGATAAAAAAATCTCCACCCCAATACCTAGCAATTCTAGCAGTATTATCCAGAAGTTTTTTGTGTCCTATTGTTGGAGGATTAAATCTACCCCAGGTAAATACTACTCGTTTCATTTCTTAGCCCACTTCTTGATTTCGTTAAAGTTTCTCTGACTAAATCCACCAAGACGTTGTACTAACTTAACTGCTTTAGCAGACTCACGAATTGCAACGTATCCTTCTTGATTACCAACTTCATACGTTCCAGTCTTTTCATCATAGTAATAAGTTCTAAACCTCTCACCTGCTTCCAACTTAGGAACAAAAATATTTTTGATATTTTGAATTGTATTATATAGTGCAACCATTGCAATAAACTCCTGCTTATTATGCTGGAGTACATCGAGTCCGATACACATTTTTTGTTTCCACTTTGCAATGGATTTTGGATCTTTAAGTTCCGACATTTTCTTACGGTACTTTCCTTCCCAGTAGTCCATGTATTCTTGATAGAACTTACTAGCACTGCCTACTTTTTGCCCCTCTCTAACTTTAAGGTTAAAGTATTGTTTTAGATAGTAAGCAAGACCCCAGTTATCAGTGTGAGATGGTGCGATCTCATTGAGGAAACCAGAGCACTTAGACAACAATAATTTGGCAGATTTTTTCCACGCTACCAATCTAGACTTCTCAGTCTTGGTAATAATCGATTGCTTACCAAGTTCACTGGTAAACGGAGAGAGAATTAAAATATCATTGTTCGAAAGATGCGATGCATCATATCCAAAATTTACCGACAAGTCTTGCACAGTATTAGCATTAGAAACTGGATATCTGGCGTGGATCACTACACACACCTTACAAGATTTAGCAGCATCATAAAGATCATCATGATCTGGAATGCAATAACTAATCAACTGAGGTTTAAAAATTACACAGTCTTCGCCATGAACATCTCGTACAACTTTTCTAGTTCCTTCGTGGTAAAGAAAGTCTCCTTGGACAACATCTTTCAAAAGTCCCTTATCGTATAAGGGTTTCATGTACTTAAAAACGTATGTAAATACTTTCTTCAATCCATCAGCAATTTTATCATTCTTGATTTCATCAAGATTCTTAAACAACTGAGGTGTTTTATTGAAAATGCCTTTCTTCGCTACAAAAAACTGACCATCAGCTGGATCAGGTCCGCAGAAAATAGCGGGGGATCCATCCCACTTGGTAGAAAACTTCTTACTATTTCTAGGATCTCCAGAAAAAGTTTTTACTAGATCATCAATATATTCAAAAGATTCTTTAACACCATCTTCCCCAAACATAAGCATGAGGTCCTCAATATGTTCAAGGTGAGTATTCTTAGCCATCAGTAGATCTTTCCGAAAGGTCCGTAATTTTTTCCTTCCTTTTTGGCAAGGAAAGTCATGTCTGCCATAAAGTTATTTAAGTCATCAGTGGGTAGAGCAAGCACTTTGTCTAACCATGTGATTTGCTGACACTTAGAATTCGCAACCCAGGGCTGGACCTCAAACAGATACTTGAGTCTACCATAGGCATCCTCTGGAGTCAAGGAATGCGTTTTGTAAATCGCAACACTGTTCCTACTGAGTCTTGTAATCTTTTGTATCCACTCAGCTCTATTTCTTTCCAGTGCATCCGAATCAAAAGGATAAGATCCCTTGTTAGTATCAAACTTTAAATTATATTCTCCCATAAGATCAACAACTTTTGATACTGTTGCTTTTCCAAGTCTCGCTCCTGTACGTGGTCTCTCAGTTCCCTCATATTTTAATCCAGACCCACTACGATCAGAACTACTATTTGCTTTCACCTGAAAAGATATTGCATCACGAGCACAATAGATAACGCTATCTTGTGCCATTATCGATCCCTTTTCTCCAGAGTCTTGATCAAAATAACATTGAGCACCAGAATATGCATATGCTTGTTTAAAGTTGGCGTCTAATCTATCTGCTATAAACTTCTCAGTAGTATTAACAGCAACATAAATCATATCCAATCCCTTAGTTTTTTTCTTTAAAGACACACCAATAATTTCATTCTGATTATATGCTTGTCTTAGGATAGAATTAAGTTGGGAAAGATTAGTTGTGATACTAACAGCCGTTGGATTTTCTACTGAGCAAGAGCTCTTAATCAAATCCATCCATTTCTTTTGATTTTTAATCAACCAAATATCAGCAGGGTTCCAATTATCTTTCTTAGAAATACCAAAGTTGTCCCTAACAAAGTCACTTATCCACTCCATAAATGACATATTTTTACTAGATTCAGACCCTGGTATATGATAATTTGTACTATTAGCATGATAAACTCCTCGGTTAAACTCAGTAAAACTGGGGTCTGATATCTTTGCTAAAAATGCCGCATTAGATTGATAAAAAGTCTCCACCCATTCTGGTGTTGGACCTTCTGGGATTTTTCCAATCAACGTCCATATATTAATCAGTTCACTCCACGTTTCTTTATCTTTGTAGATATCATCATAACTATTGAAATTTTTATTTCTCTGAATTGCTTGTCGCATTATCCATAGTGTTCCCAATTCTGCCATAGCAGTCATCGCTGCTGCACTTACTTTCTGTCCAGCAGCATTAACATTCAGTTTAGATGTTTGTACAAATTTAATTACTTGATAGTCTTTCTTAAAGTCATAGTTTTGAGAAAATCTAATCGCTATTGATTTCCCTGGTGTAAACTCATGGAGGTTTGGTTTATTTCTATATCCTTTAGCAATCTTTCCAATATCGTTGGCAGAACATTTAATAACTATTTGACTTGTTCCACTTCTATACTGATTAAAATTTGGCATAGCAATATAACTACCACTCATGTAGCTATCATCGATTTTTAATTTAGTATCATCCGTTTCTTCTTCAGTTCCATCACCAATGGCAAGAAGTTTAAGAATATTCTTGGCAGTGGTTTTATTTTTCTTTGTCCTCATGGACTGATAAAAAGTTTTGGGTGATAGATTTTGATATGCCATGAAAAAACCTCCCGTCTAATTATTTAGAGGGGAGGTTGTTGAGATAGTCTTTTTCATTTTGATATGGATGAGTCTTGCCAGACCAGATCTCATATCCTTCTACGAGATCTGGAA